AATAGAAAAGCTCTTTCTCAAAAACTATTAGAAATTGATACTGCCGGTATAGAAGCCAAAGTATTGCTTGCAAAAAAGGGTAGTGAGGATGAATACCAGGCAAGGCTTCTGTTTTTGCAAAATGAGCAACAAACTTTATTAGCTGCTACTAAGGTTACAAAAAATGACAAGCTAAAAATAGAAGCTGATTTTTATGTAAAAAAGAAAGCGCTGGATCAGGAATTTGCAGTTAAAAAACTAGAGAATGAGATCAGTTATTTTGATGCAAATATTGCTGAGTTTGGATTGTCTGAAAATAGAAAATTGGAGCTTACAATTAGAAGGCTTGATAAACAGCGTGATCTTGAAATATTGCAAGCAGAAGATAATGCTGCTAAAATAGCGGAGATTAATGCTAAGTATGATTTACAAAATATCGAAGCAAATAAAGCTTCTATTGCAAATGTATTGGCTGATAATTTAAAAACTGTTGATGCATTTAGCGGAATCTCCAATGCTGCCAATGAGAAAATATTAACTCAGGATAAATCAACATTTGACCAACGAGTGGCTGCAAGTAAACAGTTATTATCCAATAAATTACTTAGTCTTGATTTAGAAGCATCTGCCGAAAAGAAAAAACTTGCTGTTGGATTAGAAGCTGCTGGAGATGATATTAATAAGCGATTGTTTGCACAACATGAGTATGATGTTGCTGTTCAGTTAATCAATAATCAACGTTCAGCTGCTGCCATCAAAAGTGAGGAAGAAACTACTGCTGCAACATTGAAGGAAATTGAAAAGAGAACCGTCAGTCTTCAAAATGTTTTTTCTATCGTTCAAAAAGGTTTGCAGGCTACATTGGGAAATTCTCCATTAACTACAGCTTTAACTGATTTGCAAAACTTTGGTGTACAGGCACAAGATGTATTTGCAAAAATAAAAGCAGGTACCATTACTTCTGCTGAAGGATTTAAACAACTGGCCGGATCTGCCATTGCTTCTATGCAAGAAATTACCAATCAGCTTTTTGCAGATAACAGTGCCCAAAGAGCAGCTACATTACAGGATACTCTTTCGATATTGGATGAGCAGAAAAATAAAGAGCTTAGTAATAAGAATTTGACAGAGCAACAAAAGGCTGAGATAGATAAAAAGTATAAAGACAAGGAACGGCAGGAGAAAATAAAAGCATTTGAGGCAGAGAAAGGAGCTAAAAAAGAACAGGCAATAATAAATGGATTATTGGCTGTTACCAATGTATGGGCACAAAATGCAGGTAACCCAATTTTAGCAGCTATCCTTACTGCTTTGACTGTAACTACTACTGCTATTCAGGTTGCTAAAATTTCAGCAGCTAAAACTCCTAAATTCTTTAAAGGAAAGGTAGGTATTGAAGGACCTGGCACAACAACCAGCGATAGCATACCGGCTATGATCAGCCGGGGAGAAAGCGTTATTAATGCCAAGGCAACCAACAAATGGAAACAAGCGCTGGAGGCAATCAATAATAATCAATTTGAAAGTTATCTGGCCAGTCATTTTACAAAGCTTGCTATGCCTCAAATACCTGAAGGTTTGATTGCTGGGCAAAATGGATTACAGATTGATTATGAAAAATTGGCTTTGGCCATTGCCGGTAAAATACCTGAGCCTACATACATTCAGAACAATATAGATGAAAGTGGATTTCAAAGATTAGTAATAAAAAATGGCAATAAAACTGAGTATAAAAATCAACGCTATTCAATGACATGAAAAAAGAATCTTTAAATACAATTTTCGACTACAATGATGGTCAACTTTTTTGGAAGGTTGAAAGGAATGGGACTAAAGGAATTGGCTCTTTAGCCGGCTGCTTAGATCGAAATGGATATGTTGTAGTATGCTTTGACGGAAAGCCGAGAAAAGCTCACAGAATTATTTATACAATGCATTTTGGCGAAATACCAGAAGGTAAAGAAATCGATCATGAGAACTTGATCAGAACTGATAATAGGATTGAAAACCTAAGAATTGCCAATCATGGACAGAATCAACAGAATGGGAAAAAGTACAAAAACAATACCAGTGGATTTAAGGGGGTTTATTATTATCCACCTGATAGATGGAGGGCAAGGATAAGCGTAAACAACAAAGATATTTGTTTGGGATTCTATAGTACTAAGGAAGAAGCAGCTTCTGCTTATCAAGAAGGTGCAAATAGATTACATAAACAATTTGCTAATTATTAATAATGAGTAACTGGAGATTCACTTTATTAGACAGATTAAATATTGCTACGGTTATAGAAGAGCCAGTGGGATGGGATGCTTGTGAAGCTGCCTTAAACCGGGATAAAGATTACCATGGTATTTTCTTTGATAATCAGGGTGATACTTTTGAGTTTTACGATGAAGCAAAGGACTTGCTACAGGCTGAATATAATAGTTATGGCAGTCAGGGTAATTTGGTTTTGATTATTGAGGAGAATTGCGGCAACGGATATGTAGAATACAGCCGGGGTAAATTCGATTTTAATAAGTATGAATTTATTTGCGAACGTAGTTGCTTTGTTAAAATACCTATTGAAAGTATTGGTGAGGTGATGGATTTAAGAAACCGAATAAATCAGAAAGTAGATCTTGAAACTTTGACCGGTTTTGATGGCACCACAGCTTTAATTCCTTATAGCCATCTTCCATTTACTATGGAGTTACCGGGTAAGTCTATTAATGTTCAGGATAAAGCAATTTGGGAAATGGAAGGAACTACAGAGATTAGTTTAGCTGATGTTCCAAATATTCAATATGATAGCGCTCCATCAAATTATAATTTTGGTTGGTTTCAGGTAGTACCCCAAATTGAAACTATCAAACTGAGTGAATTTGGTAAATTTTCAACAGCCCTAACTCCTGAAAATAATTTTATATGCAGTGGGATTTATAATGATGATAAATGTCCGGATTTATTTAAAGTTAGAGCCGGGAATATTGCCGGTACAACCGATAGGACACTTTATTTTGATTGGAGTAATTGTACTCCAACTTTATACAACGACAATAATAAAGACAATTTTGATTTTATTAATAAATTCAATCTCTCTCTTTCATATACTATTCAATTTGATACTAAAAATGCAAGGATTTTATTTTTGAATAAAGTTGTTTTAATCAGGCGAAAAAATGGAACTACAGAAGTACTGCATAATATTCAAGAATTAAGTGCTACCGGTGGAAGCGGTTCGCCGGGCGGATATGTGACAGGCAGTTATTGGGCACCCAATACAACACATACGGTATCTGATATATTTACAATCAGCGATATAATGCTAAATGACGGGGATTATTTATTTATTGTGTTATGTGGCCTTTCTCAATATTTAAATACTGAAGCTACTGCAGGTGATCCAGCTTTTAATTTAGTAGGTAAAGCCGGCACGCTGGATTTGCTGGCATTATCAAAAGCAGTTGCCACTACTTCCAAAGTATTTGCCATCAATGAAACGATCAGCAGGGTATCGGAGGCCATTACCAATGATAAGCTCAGGGCTTATAGTGAATATTTTGGCAGAACGGATAGCCAGCCATATACTGTAGATGCTGATGGTAACGGATCACTGGAAGTAGTAACAGATGGCATAAGGGTAAGGCGCCAGGAGAATAAAATAGCTGGGAAAACTTCTGTATTTGCTGTTTCCCTACAGGATCTGTTTGAGGGTTTAAATCCTATCCATAATATTGGAATGGGTATTGAAGCAGATATTAACAGAACGGGATACAATCGGCTAAGAGTCGAGCCTTGGACTTTCTTCTATAACAATGCAGTCATTTTTACTTGTACAAATATTGACAAGATTATACGTAAGGCAGAGGCCAGGGATATTTTCTCCACCTTTCAATTTGGTTATCAAAAATGGGAGGCTGAGGAGTTTAATGGACTGGATGAATTTTTAACCAAAAGAACTTATAGAACTACCCTTAGTCAAATTAAAAATGATCTATCGAAATTATCAAAGATGGTTGCCAGCGGCTATGCTCTGGAAATTACCCGGCGCAAAGGAAATGAGGATAGTAAGGACTGGCGGTATGATAAGGATACATTTATTATTTGCTGTAAAAGAAATACACCGGTTACCAGAAATGCTGATTTTATCAATACTGACAGGTTTATTGTTTTTGAAGCTTTGCCAAATCAATTTATTGGCCAGACAATTACCATCACTGGTACTGCCAGCAATAACGGGAGTTATACTATTTCAGATATTCAAACAATTAGCATAGTAGGACAAATAACACCGGGCTATCAAATATTTGTATTACCTGCAACACTTGTTTATGAGGTTGGTGGTTCAGGAACATTTCTATTGGGCGGTTCTACAGCTTTAATAGTTGAACAGGGGAATATTTCCACTCCGGAAAACATTATTGATCCAGCAACCATTTATAATTATCGCATTTCACCGGTCCGCAATGCGATGCGATGGATGAATAAGGTATTGGCCAGTTATCGAAATTTTGATGCTGATGCTAAGTTGTTGTTTACCGATGGTGATGGTAATTATTTTGCCAAAGGCGAAATGACAGCTACCAATGGTAAACTTGAAAATGCAGCTATTGAAGAAAACGAAATGGTCAATCTTTCTATTTATGCAGATAAGAGTAATGCCATGCCATTAATGATGGCAGAGAGGATTCAATTTGAATATCCAATGACGAGTAGTGAGTATGCTGATATAAAAGCCAATCCTTATGGCCTGGTAAGCTTTAGCAGCGATTGTGAAGCAGGTGAGGGATGGATAGAAGCAATGATCTATAAACCGGAGCAGGGGAAAGCAACATTTACATTAATACCAAAAGCAAATTAAAATGGCCATAAGAATAATTTCACCAACATATAGTTTTGTTCAATTTGGGCAATCGGAATCAATACAGGGCTGTTGTACTGAAGAAGAGTTATGTGCTTTACCTGTAGCAGAGGAAACAGACCTTTATTTTCAGTTTAGTATTGTGGCCGATAATGCAGAAGAAATTCAGGCAGTAAATGATATTACGCTGTCGGATATTCATTTATATGGAATGAGTGGAGAAGGCAATGAGGGATTACCAATATTTACTAATCTGGTAAGAAACTGGACACAAGAAGATGAATTGCAGTTTGAAAAGTTTATAACCGGTGCATTAGAAATTACTTATTTATGGCGTCATCCTTTGTACGATGTAAAAACATTATTTGCCTGCAATGGCTGTTTTCAATTGGGTATTTATATTGAACCATTTTTAGTAGGTGCCACTGAATACAATTTCAATGCAATCAGTAATGTTTTTAAACATGTTTGTGATAGCTGCTATACAGCAGTAATTGAGTACAGCAATAAAAAAGACTATGCCGGCTTTAGGTATTGCAATATTGATGATTTTGTAAATCGGGTTAGGCTGCCAATGTACCTTACCCAGCCTAGTCATAAAGAGGATAAGTCTGTTTATAGAAAGAGCAATGGAATCATAAAGCAAAATAGTTCTTTATTGTACAAAGAATATTTGGCTATAACTGATTTTCTTACAGAGAAACTTCATGATAAATTATCCATTGCATTGGCACATAATGACCTGCTTAATTTGTACGATACAAAATATCAAGGTGGCATTAGTAAAAATGGAGAATATGCCATTGAGTGGGATGCTGAATTAAATTTATGTACTGCACCGGCAAATTTTAAAGCGATCGCATACGGCTTTACTTTTAAAAATGCCAATTGTACGGATTGTAATACTGCTGTATTACCCGAAAGGCCAGTATGTATTATTGGTATTGCTACAACTGCCTTTTCCTATGAAAATACAGAAACAGATTTAATATACACGGCTGTATTTTTATTGGATGTGCAACCGGAAAGTACTGTAATTGACTATAGTCTTGATTTAGGTATTACCTGGTATCCTATTATAAGTTTTGGACCAACCAGCGGCTTAACACTTACAGCAAATTATTCAATACCTCCGAATGTAAGCGATACGGTACCTCACTATATAAGGGTGAGAACGGTATGTGCCAATGGAGCATCAGCCACAGCACATTTGTATTATTATAGTGAGGACTATAGCTTAACATTTGTGGCAACTTCTATTACTTCAACATCCTTTCAGTTGAATAGTGGCTTTAGTTCGGGTGTAAGTTTTGATATAAGCTTAGATGGTGGAGCTACTTATATTTTAACTGGATTAACAAGTACTAGCTATATAGTTACCGGCCTTACAACTGGTACAACCTATCAAGTAGTAAGAAGAATGCATTCGCTAAATGGAATAGTACAGGCACTACCACCGGTAAACGTAACAACGTTATAATTTATGAAAAAAGGAATATTATTAATGGCTTTGGGTAATGAGAATTATTACCGTATGGCGGTTGTGTTAGCAGCTTCTATAAAAGTTAATGATCCTGATTTGCCCATTTGTTTAATTACCGGAAATAAGGTGCAGGAAGAGCATAAGCTGTTATTTGATATTATCAATCCTCCGATTGAAAAAAGTATTACGGTTAAAGGCGCCATACAATTTATAAAGGCTAAGACCTACATGTATGAGTATAGCCCTTTTGATGAAACTATATTTTTAGATGTGGATCAGGTAATGATAATGGGGAGGAAATTAAGTTCATTATTTGATGAGCTTGCCGGTATTGATTTGGCTATCAGTAATACCGGTATTGCAAAGGAGAGTATATGGGCAAGTATTAAAGAAGTGAAAAGCTTGTATGGTAATAATCCATTCTGGAATTATCACAGTGAGTTTATTTACTTTAAAAAGTGTGCTGCTGTAAAAAGTTTCTTTAAGGCCGCAATAAAAATTTATGATGATAATAAAATAACTACTGCAAATAAGTTTGCCAATGCAAATATGGCTGATGAACTGGCATTTCAGGCAGCATCAATAAAAACGGGTATTTACCCTCATAAAGAAAATTGGCTTCCAAATTTTTGGTTTGACCGGGATATTAAAAATAGCAGGAAGTATCCATTTGAATTGACAGAATATATTACTTACAGCATTGGCGGTAATAAAATTCCCAATAATGTAAAAGACAATTACAATATTTTGGCGAAAGCATACTTCGCAAAACTTGGTTTATTAAATCCCTATCAGGTGGTTGATAAACGTACTTTTTTACCTGAAAGAAAATTAATTTAAAATGCCAAAGATTAGTAATGAGAAATTGCAAATGTATTTTACCAGCAGTGGTAATTATTACCCTTTGTATGTTGATTCTGTAAAATTGTACAATGATTTAAAGGTGCATGCGGACGGTTCATTTCCAGGTCATTTGATAGAAAAGCAACGTCCATCAGAGAGCGAAGAGATTCTTGTTTATAGAAAAGACATTTACGAAGCAGTAACAAAGCTTCCTCTTAGCAAGGTAATAAATTGCTACAGCAAAATCAGAAGATCACCAGACTGGATGATAAAATTCCCTACCGATAAGGTTTCTGCTAAAATTGCGGAAGATGAAACGCTGGAGGAATATTGCAGTGAACAATTACCAGGCTTTACAAGCATTACTAATTGGGCTTTTGATATTTTGCTTCCTCAAAATTTAATTGATGCCAATGCAGTGATAGCAGTAATACCAATAAAGGAAATTACTGCAACTGAATACGCTATGCCAACGCCTATATTATTCAACAGTGATCAGGTAATGTTTTATAGCGAAAAGGATAAATATTGCATTCTTGAAAGCAAAATAATAGTCAACTACCAGGATGCAAATAATCATTTTCAAAGTGGTAAAAGATTTTATTACATAGATGATAATGAAATTGCTATTTATGAGCAATCAAAGGATGGTTACGTGCCTGTATTTTTTCAGGTAAATACAATCAAGCAATTTCCTGTCTTTAAAGTAAAATCAGAAAGCTACCGGCAGTATGAGAATATGAACTTAAACAGAAGCCGGCTACATGCCATGGTGCCGTTTTTGAATAAAGCTGCAACTGGGGATAGTGATTTAGATGGCAGTAAGATTCAGCATTTGTATCCGCTGTTTTGGTACTATCAAAATAAAAGCTGTAATAGTTGTAATGGTATAGGCAAGGTTGCTACTGAAAATGGACATACAGATTGTAAAAGTTGTGCAGGTAGCGGAAAAGTAAAATTTTCTCCCTTTGCACATATTCAAGTTGATCCTGCCACACTAGGCACACAGGCCAATCCAATACCACCGGCTGGTTATATACAACGTGATATTGCCATTTTAGAATTACAGGAAAAATGTGTTGAAAAGAATAATTATAAGGCGCTCTCTGCAATGAATATGCAGTTTCTTGATCAGACACCACTTTCAATATCTGGCGATGCAAAGCAGGTTGACAGGGAGGAGCTAAACAACACCGTTTATAATACTGCAGAAGATTTGGTATATACAGTTGAGAAGGTTATTTATTTTATCAATGAGTGGCGGTATATATACATTGTTGCTGATAAGAATAAAAGAGAGGAAATGTTGCCAGAGATACCAGTTCCACAAAATTTTGATTTGTTGCCAGAAGATTATTTGATGAAGGAAGTAACCGATGCAAGAACTGCCAAGGTAAATCCATTATTAATTGCTACTCTGGAACAGCAGCTTGCCGCCAAGAAGTTTTACAACCAGCCTGATCTTGCTTGTAACATTAAGCTATATTTTGACCTTGATCCATTGCCTGGTTTATCTGTGGATGAAAAAATGAGCCTGATCAGTAATCAGGCCATTACTAAAGAAGATTTTGTAATCAGCAGCTATATGGCCAGCTTTATAAAAAGAGCATTGAGGGAAAATGCAGACTTTGATAAAATGGATTATCAACCACAGATGGATGTGCTTATAAAATACGCTCAGGAAAAAATTAAGGCAAATGATGCTGCCAGCCAAATGATTGATGCTCAAAAGCAGGCTGTATTGGCTGAAATGAAACAGGCTAACCCCGGACAGCAAGCATCAGGAGGCCAATAAGCATCCATACAATTTGGGCAAGTAAAAGGACCAGCAATACTTTACCAATATCTCTAAGAAAAGATTTCATGTTTTAAATATAAAAATTTTGGAGCAGTCTGTCAAGCAAATATTATCCACAATAGACGATGCAATTGCAAAGTTTCAGGATGCCATTCCCGGCATACAGAAATTGATCTATGATGAACTGCAGCCATTGTTAAAGAAGATTGATATTAAGGATGGAAAGCTGTTGAATAATGTAAACAACCTGAAGCTTATTGGTGAACTGAAAAATAAGCTGGAGAAAATTATTATTAATCCGGAGTATAAAAAATCTGTAGAAAAATTCATTGAAAGCTTTGGAGTGGTGGCCAACCTGCAGCAGGATTATTTCAGCCAGTTTAACCAAAAGTATAAGGCAAAAAATACATTGCCTATAATTAAGCAGTTGGCAGTTGAAAGCACTATTACTGATTTGGTAGGGCAAGGGATGAGCAGTAATGTGATAGATCCTATACAGAGAATTTTAACCCAAAATATTACAACCGGTGGCAATTATGCCAACTTTCAAAATCAATTAAGGAATCATATTTTAAATAATGAAACCGGAGATGGCAGCCTGGAGCGCTATACCAAACAGATTACTACAGATGCCATTCATCAGTATAATGCCACTTACCATGATACCATTGCCCAGGACCTGCAATTTAACTGGTGCCGGTATGTAGGCAGTAACCTAACTACCAGCCGGGAGTTTTGTATTTTAATGACAAAAAAGCAATGGGCACATAAAACCGAATTGCCGGATATTATTAAAGGCCATATTGGTGACACAGAATGCAAGCTGAGTAAAACTACCGGTTTGCCATTGGGAATGATCCCAGGTACCAATGTTGATAATTTTAAAGTTCGTAGGGGTGGATACAATTGCGGACATCAGGCTTTTTGGGTGCCGGATAGTGCAGTGCCGGAGGAGGTGAAAGCTAAGTTTGCAGGGGGCAAAGTTCCTGCTAAAGAGGAACCGGCTATGCCTACTAAAAAAGCTTTAAAGAATGATATTTTACAAAATAATAAAGAGTCGATAAAAAAAATTAGTGATGACAAAATTGCCATTTATGATGATTTGTTTGATAATCTTATTGAGACTATTGTAATTAAAAAAACCAATAAAGCTGAAGCGTATTGTACAACAGATGGTAAAACAGTTGTAATAGGTAATTATAATAGAGATAGAAAAAGCAAAGGTTTTATTTACAAAAATCGAAATCTATCAGATTATTTCAGAGATACGGTAATGGCTCATGAAACAGGACATGCCATACATGTACAAAAAGAGGTGATTATATTACCTCAAAAAGCAAATAATATTGAAGCGAAGGTAAGCGAAGGTTTTGCCTCTCATTTTGATAATTTAAAATCAATCATAAAAGGCAAGGAGAAATCAGTTGAGGATTTCTTAATTAAAACAAGGTCTGGTTCAAACCAAGATGAGAAAGAACAAATTGGTGTACTAGCTGATATTTTGGGTAGTTTAACTAAGGGTAAATATGGATGGGGTCATGAACTGAAATATTATAACAGGGTAGGTTATTCAGAAGCTGAAATATTTGCTCATTCTATTTCTTTATTGAAAGTAGATAATAAATTTGCAAATAGCAATGCTGAAATGAAACAGGTTATTGAAGAAATGAAAACAAAGATTTTAGATTGGTTGTAATTCATAATCCAACAGGCCAATATCTTCACCATCAACTAAATGCTGATTCCAGACAATTTTTTTATTTTCAGATATAGCAAGCGTTACTAACTCTTCCGTAATAAAATTATCGCCGTATTGCCTACTGCCGCTCATTAGGTATTTAAAATCTTGCCCGGTCATTTTTAAATATTTCTCAGTGTTATCCATTTCTAAATATTTTTTTGCATTAATTAATCTTCCTCATCCTCTTCAAATTCTATATCATTTAAACTTAGCAAGCTACCGTCATTCTCCCTCCAGTATATACAACCAAAATAGGCTTCTGTCCATAAAGTACCTTCTTCTGCAAGATGTGTTTTTCCATCCATAGCTACTTTCATTGCCACTCCTACATCCTGACAAATGCCAAACTGATCACCAGAAACCGGTGCTATTTTCTCCCAGTGTAAGCAGGTACAACAAAATTTTGCGGCCATAATAAAAATTTATCTGCAAGATGCGTCTGGTAATATGTGATAGCGACTTGCATTTGTAGTATTGGCTTTTGCCCAATCCTCCGTTTGCTTAAATGGCTGACAGGTAATGGTACCTGTGTTATCAACACACTCCATACATTTTAGTTTACTATTATCTTTTGAACAAGAGCAAAAAATAGTAGCTACAATCAGTAGCAATGAAAATTTTTTCATGTTTTTTCTTTTAAATAAGCTTCTTTAATCAGCATAATAACAGCCTGGCTTTTATTGATTTTCTGTCCTTTCTTTTTTGTTTCTTCCACCTGCTTATCCAGTATCAGGTTAAAAACTTTGGTAGGTATTTCCTTTAAACTTATTCCCGGCATAAAAGTACAATTTGTTTAACTCATATCAAATGTACAACTTAAATTATCTCAATGATTAAAAATTTATCAATCTGATTAAATTTGTAAGGCAAAACAGCAGTGTAGAGCAGCTGGTAGCTCGAAAGTCTCATAATCTTTAGGTCGCTGGTTCGAGTCCAGCCACTGCAACAAAAAATTTAAACTATGTCAAAAGTTCTAGTTATTCGCAAAACAGATAAGACCATTCACAAAGTTTCGCTTCAAAATAAAGCCACTTTACTAGCTTTCAACAACAGGTTACCAGCCGGTCAAAAATGGACATTTGAGGAAATGGAAGCAGAAGAAGCAGAAAAGCTACCTTTTATTGACGATGCCTATGTAACAGCAGGTGAGGCACAAAATAAAGTTGGTGTACTTACTCAGGAAGTAGAAGTGAAGGATGCAAGGATTGCTGAACTGGAAGCAAAGTTGGCAGCATTGAGCGCTTCGGCAGAGGCAGCAGCACCGGTTATTCCAGCAGCGCCGGTTAAGGAACCAGCAGCAAAAAAATAATTTATTCAACCCGATTGTTTTAACCCAACAATAATACTTTTTTATGGCAAAAATCAGCTCAGTTTTAGAAAGACAGTTTAAGAAATTAGGTATAGAAATTACAGACGAACTGAAAACAGTTCTTGAGATAGAAGGGGAAATGCCTGATGATGTTGCTTCTAAAATTGACAAAGGGTTACTTACCCTAGAGGCTGCCAAAACCAATCCTGAAATAACCAAGTCATTAAAGCAGAGTACCCTTGCCGGGGCTGATGCTAAGATGGATGAAATTATTAAGGAAATGGGCCTGACAGTAGGTGAAGATTTTGCAGGTGAAAAGAATACCTATGAAAAAATTAGCATGCTGAGTAAAATGTTGCATGAGCAGGGGAAGAAAAAAGGGGAAGGTAACAGCAAAGAAAGTGTAAGTGATCTTTTGAAAAAAGAGCGTGAAGCATTTGCAGCTAAAGAAGCTGATATGCAAAAGAAATTGAAAGACCTTACAGACGGACTTACCAGTAAGGAATCTGAATTTAAAAATATCAGGGAGAGTGATCTTACATCATTTGAACTGCAAAAAATATTACTTGGGAAAGACTATGTTTTTCCTAAGGAAATGGATAGTTCTTTAAAAGTACAAACTGCTTTGGGAGCTCTCAATAAGGACCTAGCCGAAAAGGGATTGGTTATCAAACGAAACGAAGCCGGATCATTGGTAATTACCGATAAAGAAGGCCAAAAAGCGTACACTGATAAGCATGAACCAATTGACAGTCCACACTCATACATTGACGGCGTGCTTACGCAAAACAAATTACTGAACATTAATGACCCTAATGCTCAGAAACAACAACAGGGGTCACAAGGAGCACAAACTATTCCAGGAACTGGCGCAAAAGGAAATGCAACAATTGTTGCAGAGATTGATGCACAGATTTTTAAATAGGCTCAATACTATCTCTTTTATTTTTTCAACTTAATTACAATGGGTAAAGGATTAGCCAATGCCCTCTTGATATCTTCCCGTGAAGTTTTCAGAGGAGCTACGCCTATAACTAAATTAACCACTCCGGGTTTTTTGCAGTACCTGCTGCAGAATAACAAGCCAAAGATTGTCAGCATGGCAAAAGATGATGGCACAGGATATTTACGTGATCTTAAAATCAGATTCCGTACCAGGGGTGTTCCCGGCAGATCAGTAACAACTGATGATTGTTCTGTACAAGTAAAGCCAGCCTATCAGGAACTGGTAGTTCCTGCCACCAGCTATCGTGCTTTTGGGCTTTGTTTTGAAGATGATGAAATTGCCAAATTTGAAAGCGATTCATTGGCACAATTGAGTGCCGGTAATCCTACCATGACAGGCATCATGAAGGATGTATATGAAGCAATCATTGAGCAAGCCAATGGTTTTGTTGCTGATATCAACCTTGATTTATTGGCATTACAGGCCGCCAATTTTGGAAAGAATGCCACTACCGGATTTAATACTGCCAAAGCAGTAAACTTCCCATTAAGCACTGCTACCAATCCTTTAGCATCTGGCATGACAGATGTAATGGCTGATGCAATGGCAAATGAAATGCGTCTTTCTGGAGCATGCATAGTAGGTAGCGGTTTGATCAACAACTATTACCTGAACCAAAGTGCAATACCTGCAGGGCAAGGCAATCAGGCTGGTATTAATACATCTATGTTGGCATTACCAAACTTTTATTTTGATCCTTATGCCCAAACATCATGGGGAGCTAATCAGTTTGGTTTGTTTGAAAAAGATGCAATCCAGTTTGTAAATACCTGCCGTTTCAGAGGTGCCAAAGCTGGTCAGAAAGGAAGTGATTTCTTTATGACATTGAGGTTGCCTTTGATTGATAGTCTTGGCCAGGGTGATTTAGGTTATTTTGAATTTGATGTTCAATTGGCATACAGAACCTGCCCAAGTGAAATAGTAATCAACGGCGGTGCACCGGTACAAATTGGTCGTGGTTGGAATATCATTTTGAGCTGCTCATACCAGACAATAAATATTCCTTCTAACAGCTATGAGGCTACTGACAGGTTAAATCAGGTAAACGGAACCTTCCTTTACTCAGCTACAAACGCATAGTAAAATAAATGAACTGTTTAGTAAATAGGATAGGCATAAAAGGTTGCGGAGCTCCATCCATAACTGCTTCAGCACCGGGGGTAACTCCAGTAGTTGAAGAATTGCCTATCCTTTTTATAAATCAGCTACCAGGGGTTACTTTAGAAAATATTGAAGCACTGGCAGATGATGAACAGGAAACATTTATTGGGGTATGGAATGATGTGGCACTTAGGACCATGAAGAAGTTTGAGATACTGGTAAAAGCAAAATTAAACCGGTGTTATAAGCTAACTGATAAAACAGTAGTGGAGTGCCTTGTTTGCGAAAAAAAGGAATTGTTTGATGTGGCGCTTTGGTACCTGCATGGAACAGAATTGATGATTGAAAGGACTAGCACGGATGAAATGAGCCGGTTTACAACTATTGATTTAGAGAAGGCAGAGCAATTAAAGGAAGAGTTTTTTCGAGAGTTTTCTGCTGCTTTGGATGATGCTGTAAATAGTATCAATCCTGCTGATAGTGACTGTGTAATAAGTTGTGTGGAATGTAACGACACCGTAAAATGGGTAATGCAAACACCATGATCAGCGTAAACAGCAATATCAATGTTATCATTAAAGCAAAGCTGGAGCAAATTCAAGCCTTAAAAAACAACCCTGATCCGATTTTAAGAACAGTAGCATTGGCGGTATTACCAGAATTTAAACACCGGATTCATGTGGATGGTAAGGATAGTAACGGCGGACAGATTGGAGAATATAGTCCGGGTTACATGAAAGTAAGAACAGGTAATTATCAGGATGCAGCCAAAATTAAAAAAGGTGCTAAAGCAGGTGAATTTAAGGATAAAAAGAAAAAAGGAGAAGCCGGGAAATTTACTGATAGAACTATTCGCTTAAATAAAAATACCGGTGTATTTACCGGAGAGGATAAAACCGGCACCAATAGGCCAACTTATAACAGAACTAGCGATAATAAAGTGATACTCTCACTTACCCGGCAAATGGAAAACGATTTGAGTATTATACCTACCGGTAATGGATACGGAATTGGTTATCTGAATCCGGATAATTTTAAAAAGGCTACTTATTGTGAGGCCAAATACAAGAAAAAAATATTGACCAAATTAACGAAGGAAGAAAAGGATTTGGCAATAAAATCAGCACAAGATTTTGTTCCTGACTATTTAAAAACATTACAATAAATGCCTTTTATTAATCAGATAGTAACCTACATCAATGATTCTTTAAAGGCAGGTTCTTTGAATAAATCAGCATTGCAACCGGCAGTATATCATGAGCTCAGTACAGTAGTAGTACGCAAAAATGCTACACAAAAAGAGCCTGAATATTTACCGGCCATTATTTCACCAGAAGGCAAAGCCATGGTGATAACGCCTGATAGTAAATTGGCCATACAAATTTATCATAAGCAGCTTACCAATGTGTACAGCTATGAGAAAAAAAGCTATGGCAATAATTATGATGTAAAAAGCAGTACAGAGCTGGCCATGATTGTTATTACCAACAGTAAATTAATTGGTAGTAATAAAGATGCAGTAGAGCCACTCTTTGTTTTTGGAATACCACAGGTACCAACACAAAGCTTTTTACAGCAATTAAATATCATCAATTGCTCTATTACTCCTTTGGGATCTAATATGAATCATGTAGAAGTATTTAGACAGGAATACCCAAAGAGTGACTATTTTTTAAATGAGCAAATGAGTATGTTTTTAATCCGATACAGAATTGAAATGAAGTTTAACCAGGCATGTGTAGATCAATGCCTTTGTCAATAAAATTTATTCAACTTAAAAATTCATCAAAAATGAAAAGTTTAAAATTTCTTATCTGCTCCATGTTAGTATTGGCTTGCAGCTTATCGTTATCTGCTCAAATCCAGTATCAAAAAACAATATCCGGTAAACTAGTACCAGTTGGTAAAATTGCAACATATACCACAGCCAATGCAACACCTGTAGTAATTGATACACTTGCCATTGCAGACAATAGTGCCGGTATAATGGAAATTGTTGCTGTAGGTTCCACAACAGCAGGTGACGGTGTAACTGGCAAATTATATTACCGGTATAAAAAAGTTGCCGGCACATTAACGGTAGCAACTGCAGAGGTAGCATCAGCCATTGTAGCAGATACCAATGTTAGTGGTGCCACATTCGCTTTTGCAGCCACATCATACGGTAATGGAAAGTTAACGATAACCGGAAAGGCTGCTTTAAGTATCAAGTGGCGAACCTTAATAAAGCCTTACTATAATTTTTAAGTAAGGCATGACCGGTTAGCCGGTAAAACATCAATTTTTCAATTTTTCAATTTTATATTATGGGTTCCTATTCATCATTATATGGTTGCGGCGGTAGCGAAGCTCTGCACGTATGCCACGATTGCCCGGGTTCTTTTGAAAGAGAATTTGCCCGGGTTCGCCTTTCTGGTTTTGTGAAAAAAAATTATTACGCTACCCTTAAAGCTAGTCCACTTGATCTTGCAGTTTGGCAAGCTGGTGTTGATGCTGGAAATATTATCATATTGCCTGAAACATCCGGTAATTATGATCCGGGAGAGCCAAAAGAGTTGAAGGGCTTTGGTAGCCGCCGGGTTACTTATGGTCCACGCAACATGAAGTTGTTGATTAATGATCCTGTGTATTATGAGAATTATCATTTCTATAATGAGATCATTGACAGGACAGATTTAATTCCATTTTTTGGTACCAGCAGCTTGCTTCATTTATTTGATGAAACTGCTTCTATCAAAGCAAAGGATCCTGTAGCTGATGATCTGGAAGAAGAAGTAATCTGGAATGTAGAATGTGAGGTAATTAGCAAAAATATTCCTGCTAAATATCCACTGGCTACCATTGAATCGCTCTTTGTTTGTGGGGATTTTTAGGTGGGGGGTCCGGTATCCCTTACACCGGAGAATTCAATGAAGATTTCAACGATGATTTTTTAAACGGATAGGGGAAGGGGTAAATTATTTTACCCCTTCTTTTAAAACATACTTACAATGAAAATTCTTTTTTTATTCCTTTCATTTTCTATCTGCCTTTTATCTTTTGGGCAAGACCCAACGGCTAAAATTGCAACAGCAAGAGCATACAATAGTGCCAATATTGTTACCAATAATGTGAAGGCTATAACAGCTACTAAAGTAAATACAGCCAATACAAAAATATTAGACGCTATAGCTGCATTGAGGGATAGTGCAACGGGTTCTACTGGTTGGGGATTAACTGGCAATACAGGAACTAGCTCTATAACTAAATATATCGGTACAAACGATACAGCAAGTTTTATAATTAGAACGAATAGCGTTCCGGCAATTACAGTTACACAGGATGGCAATACTGGTATAGGCACCACTACTCCCAATAGTAAATTAGATGTAAATGGTGACGTAAATGTTACTGGATCAGTAGCTGCATATTTTTATTATGGCAATGGATCAAATCTTACTAGCCTGCCAGATTCAAGGCCGTATAAAAGTTATGTTGCAAGAATTTATCAGGTATCAACTTTTGCTCCTGCAGTAGCTCATTATTTTCCAGACACTGGGTTGCCGGGAATTGCCGTAAGTTATGGAAGAACAGGGGTAGGAGTTTACACAATTACATTAACCTGGGATAATACAATTACTACTGCCACTGAAGATAATTTTACAATTAACCTAACTGGCTTACTAAAATATAATTACAATTTAGTTTCTCAATCAGCATCTGGCAGTACAACAACATTAGTATATACCATAAATAACTACGATCATGCTGGTGGTTTAGTTGATGGTATATACAGAGGCTATTTAGAAATAAGATATTACCCATAAAATATTACCAATGAAAAAATTACTTTTTATACTTCCATTACTTTTTTTTGGAGTTGCATTTGCACAAACACCTGCCGCACTTGTAGATAGTGCCAGGGCATACAACAATACCAATATTGTAACGAATGCATCTAAGGCAATTACTGCCACTAAGGTAAATACAGCTATCAATAAAACTCTAGATGCAGTTAATGGAGTGAGGCAATTTGCTGAGCATCAGATAAAACATGTATTGGTAGATACTGGCTTGGTAGCGAATGTTATTAATGATAGTACAGTTCTGATAAAGATTGACAGTACTGTTGTAACTTTTGGAGATACAGCAGAATTTGGAGGAACCATTGCAACTAGGGCAAATATTTTTGCTTTTAAAGATTGGGATATGGATTATGATCTTGATAACATTTACAACAAAAATACAGGTAATGTAGGCATTGGCACCAGTACACCTACAGCAAAACTGCATATTGCCGGCAATGTAAAAATAGTAGATGGAACTCAGGGGGCAGGTAAGGTACTTACAAGTGATGCAGATGGTAATTCAGCATGGGCGGTTCAATCATCTCCAGTTATTTATAATCAGATAATAGGTGAAGAAAAAATTAGCGATGGTAACAATATATTAGAATTTGATAGTGCTTATTTAAAAAAGACTATTGCCATTTATAGGAATGGGTTAAGGCTAAGAAATACTGATTTCAATCCTGTTTATACAAAAGCTGTATCACTTAATTTTACCCCTACTATTGGTGATATTTTTATTAAAGATTATAAAAATATACCAGATACTGCTGCTGTTTTAATCTCCTTTAATATTGACAATAACTCTACAAGCTTTGATATAGAAGGTAGCGACTTTTTTACAGCAAGAGTAGATTGGGGTGATGGTGTTATAAATAATTACGCTGGATATACTATAACTGTATCTCATACATATACCACAAATGGGATACATAATGCATCCTTTAAATTTAACAGCTTTTCAACGGTTACTGCTTTACTCTTAAATAATCAAAAAGTAGTTTATATTGATAATCTCGATTTATTAACTCAATTATATTCATTAGGTTTAAGCTATAATCAGCTTACTCATTTTAATCCAAGAAAGCCTTTAAGCGGTTCGTTGACGTATCTAAGTTTAGATCACAATAACATATCCAATTTTAACTTGTCATTACCCAGTATAAATGCTTTACAAATAATAAACGTTGGGTATAATGATTTAGTAAAATTCCATATAAATGGACCAACTCCAAGAAACACGTATGTAGTAGACTTGAGCAATAATCAATTGCCTGTTACAGAAATTAATAGTATATTAACTTATTTCGATTCTGGTACATTACTTAATACTAATGCTGCATTTACTTTAGATCAGCAAACACCATCAGCTTCACCAACTGGAGCTGGTATAACTTCAAAGAATAACCTTATAACTTATGGTTGTACAGTAATAACAGATTAAAAAAGCTATCATAATCATGAAAAAACTATTATCGATTATTTTATTACTGATTTCCATTGGGGTAAATGCTCAAATTAAGAGTAATACAGATTCTATTTTAAATGTTTTCAATTCAAGGATTTTAAACATTGAGAATATAAAGCCCTTTAAGCTTGGCACCGGCTTTACCAGCAAAAATGATTTTGTAAATGTAAATTTTGATAGTGCTAATTTGAAATTATTGAATAGGATTATTACATTGGAGGCGGCTAGCACAAACCTTAATAATACAGTGATTTCACAGGGTTCATTGATAACAGCACTGGCAAATAGAATTGCTATTTTAGAGGCTGATAAAATAGCAAAAGATTCAAAACAAATCATGAATGATTCAAGATTTACATTAATTGAATCCTGGATTAAAAAACCTTTGTAATGAAAAAAAGTACAACAATATTTTTAATAATGCTTTGCTGCAATTGCTTTGCTGCCAATCATTATTTTTCTTCTACTGGTAGCGATGCAAATAATGGCTTAAGTTCTTTATTACCACAGCTTAGTATTTCTAAATTAAATACTGATATGGCCACTTATGCAAATGGTGATTCAGTTTTGTTTAAGTGTGGAGATACTTTTTATGGAGCTATTACAGGATTTAAGACAGGTTTAAAATTTGGCAGTTACGGCACAGGTGCAAAGCCTATAATTTCGGGATTTACAAATGTAACAAGCTGGACAAATCTGGGTAGTAATATTTGGGAGAGTGTAGCAATTACCGGAACTAATAAGCCCAACATGGTAACTATTGGCGGCGTGGCAAAAGCAATGGGCAGATACCCAAATGCAGGGTACAATTTCTACACTTCATTTACCACAGGTTACATTAAAGATGCAGCCCTAACAGGTAGGAACTTTACAGGCGGCAGGTTGTGTGTAAGGAAATTGCACGACATAATAAGTAACGATTCTATTACAGCACATAGCATTGATACCCTTTATGCAAATAGTATATCAGGCTACAATACATTGACCGGTTACGGCTATTTTGTAGAAAACCACCCCAATACATTGGATACAGAGGGTGAATGGTATTTTAATCCAATAACAAAAAAGTTACGAATTTACAGCACATCCAACCCAACGAGTGTAAAAATATCAACCATTGACACATTATGCTATCTATCTGCTTTTGATAATATTGCCATCAGTGGTATTGAGTTTCAAGGAGCAAATATTGCTGCTGTAGCGTTTGGTGGTCCTACAGTTGGTCAGGCGGTAAACGATACCATCAGAGGTTGCTCATTTACTTATAGTGGCAGGAACGCTATTTATTGTACATTCAACCGTTACTGCTCAATTGAGGGTAATTCAATTTACTACAGCCTGAATAATGGTATTTATTGTGAAAACGAGGGTGGCAGAAGTTTGAATATTAATATCTCAAATAACACGATTAAACACACTGGTACATTGCCAGGCATGGGATTTATACAGGCAAGTACAAGTAGCAATATCAGCTACAATGGCATTACCGTATTGGGAGATTCGGCAGTAATTACAGGTAACATAATTGATACGGTTGGGCATGTTGGCATTGCAGCTTACTACTCTAATACTAAAGTTAGAAACAACAATATCAACTACCACAATTACATAACAGACGATGGTGGTGGTATAAACTTTTTTGATGTAACATTTGGTGCAACAACCGAAACCGGGATTGATATAGTAGGCAATACAGTTACTAGGGGAATTGGTGCAGGCGTTGGAACTCCCGATGGCGGCAATGTGGCAAATGGTATCTATCTTGATGATAAGATTAATGGTGTACGAATTGACAGCAATATAGTAACAACAGCCGCTAATCATGGTATCTACTACCATAATATAACCAACGTAACAGCAAGTAGAAATAATGTAAGTAATTGTGGGGTGTCAGGCTTTGCGATAGCCCATGATGACCACGCTTATGGTATTCCTATCAGTAATTTAATTTTTACAAATAACATAATTACACAGCCTACAGGATGGACTTTGTACTTCTATAATTTCATTGATGGCGGTAATTTGGATAGCATGTTTACAAGGCTTGACAGCAACACTTACTATCGTTCATCCTTGACAGATACTGCTTTTAGGACTATCAGGTTTAATGGTACAAGTTATTTCAACCAGCATCTGAATTTTGGAGGGTGGAGGGCTGGTTATCCTTTGTGGGATGTCAATAGC